TTGTGTCGTCGATGACCTGTCCAAGAAAGGTCGGGTCGGTCACCGCATCTGGATTACCAGCCGCCACCCGGATCGCATGTTCGTGTTCCTCCCATGCGACGGAATTGCGGTCAGAGCCGGAGTTGGTGATCATGAACAGCAACGGATCACGGCGGAACTTGAATCCGCGCTCCAGCATCTCGATGATCGAACGGTCCGGAAGCTCGTGGACCTCGTCCGCCAGCACGAAATAGGGCCTCGGGCCCGAGCCGGTCTTGCCGGTATCGCGCGACACTGGCCGAAAGAAACTGCCTGATGCCAGATGCGCGATGTTGAACTCGCGTCCCGGGCCGCCCGAAAACTCCAGCCGCCGTGCCAGCGCCGGCGATTGCCGGACCATCCGCACAGCGTCGCGAAACAGGATGTTGGCCTGCTCCTTCTTGGCCGCAGCCGCATAGATCTGGGCGCCAGCTTCCTGGCAGGCGGTCATCCCGTAGATGCCGATGCCGCCAGCAACCGGCGACTTCCCGTTGCCCTTGCCTTGCTCGATGTAGGCGCGGCGGAACCGGCGGCGACCGTCCTTGCGTTTCCAGCCGAACAACGAGCCGACGATGAACGCCTGGCTCGGCTGCAGTTCGAATGGTTGCCCCTCGAACTGGCCCTCGGAAAGCTTCAGTACCTCCTCGAAAAAAGCGAAGGCGTGCCCCGCCGCATCGTGGTCGAACCAGATGCCATCCTTGCGCTTCAGATCCGCGATGTGCCGTTTGCAGGCATTGCGTACATGCGGTCCGGCAACAATCTCGCGTGAGACCACCGCCTTGGCATAGGCCAGTGTCCGGTCAGGCGAAGAAGCGGTCGGCGGGGTCCGCGCCTTCTTCTGGCGGCTGGGCCGCGATCCTGCTCCTGGCACTCGGCGTCATCCCGAATTCTGCGGCGTAACGCATCATGTCCGCCGCCGCCTTGTTGGCGGTGCCCACCAGCGGGTTCTGGATTGCGTTGCCGTTCGATGTCTTGATCATGAGGCCGCCGGTCAGTTGGTCCTTCTCGGCCATCTTGGCGATCGCGCGTTCTGCTTGGACCCAGCGGCCATAAGCCATGGCGTAAGCCGCAAGGGCCGCCCGATCGATCTCGGAGAGGATCCCGAGATTATAGAGCTCGGTTGCAACCCGGTTCCATTCCTCAACCGCATCAGCGGTCAGATGGTGGGGAGGAGCCGGAATAGCCGCCTTGGTCTTTGCTTCCTTGCGATTGACCTGCCGTTTGCCGGGGTTGGAGGTCACAAGCTTCAGCTGCGTGGGCTTCGGCTTTCTGCCGGTAATCATGCAGCCTCAGCTATTCTCCCGCCTGCAATCTCTTCAAAGGTCCGGCCGTCACCCTCAAGGGTCGCGGCCTTGCCGGTAAAATCTTGCCAGCGCTTCACGGTGACATCGATGTAAGCGGGATTTAGCTCGATGGCGTGGACGGCGCGGCCGGTCATTTCACCGGCAATGATAGTGGTGCCTGAGCCAGAGAACGGTTCGTAGACCGCCTGACCCGGACTGGAATTATTCTCGATCGGGCGCTTCATGCACTCGACCGGCTTCTGGGTACCGTGACCCGTCTCGTTCTTCTTGGGCTTGGCGATGTGCCAGACGGTGGTCTGCTTGCGGTCGCCCGCCCAGTGACCCTTCGCGCCCTTCTTTACGGCATACCAGCAGGGCTCATGCTCCCAATGATAATCACCGCGGGACAGCACGAGCTGGCCTTTGTCCCAAATGATCTGGGAGCGAAGCATCAAATCGCATGCCGCTAGGCTGTCGCCGACCACACCTGCATAGAGGCCAGCGTGCCAGACATATGCGACGTCACCCGGGAACAAGGCCCAGGCCTCGCGCCAGTCGGCCTTGTCGTCGTTCAGAACCTTGCCCTTGGCAGTGCCCGAAGCGGCCACGCCGGCTTTCTCACGCCAGGCGGGGTCATACTCCACGCCGTATGGTGGATCAGTGACCATCAGGTGGGGCGAGACCCCGTTCAGCGCCTTTGCCACTGTGTCGGCATCGGTGCTGTCACCGCAGACCAGTCGATGCTTGCCGAGCAGCCAGACGTCGCCGGGTTTGGCGATGGGGTCGATCGGCGCTTCGGGGATCTCGTCGGGGTCAGTGTTGCCTTCGGTCTTTTCGGCCAGCAGCTTCGACAGTTCGTCATCCGAGAATCCGGTCAGCATCAGGTCGAAATCGAAGCCCTGCAGATCGCCGAGTTCGACCGTCAGCATCTCGAGGTCCCAGCCGGCGTTCAGCGCTAGCTTGTTATCGGCGATGACGTAGGCGCGTCTCTGGGCTTGGCTCCAGCCCTTGGCAACCATGGTCGGGATTTGGCTGAGACCGAGCTTGCGCGCCGCCAACAGGCGGCCATGGCCAGCAATCAGCCCGCCGTCTTCATCGACGAGGATCGGGTTGGTCCAGCCCCATTCGCGGATCGAGGCGGCGATCTGGGCGACCTGTTCGTCCGAGTGCGTGCGTGAATTGCGCGCATAGGGCGTGATCTTCTCTATCGGCCAAAGCTCGCTGCTTTGGGCCGGCCAGTCCTGATCCATAGATGTCCTTGAAGAGGGATTCGCCGCGGTAGCTCAATGGCTCGCGGCAATGATTTGAAGGTCAGTAAATTTCGACGGGCGGCTTTGAGTTATGCCGGGCCCACCACTAGGCCAGACCGTCGTTGGTCAGAGTTACCTGCCAATATTGGGTTACACCACCTACGGTACCGCTCACTGTCCACGTCGACTCGCGAACGGTGTAGCCATTGTTGGCCAATGAAAATGTGATCGAAGTTGCCGAGCCGCCCGACGCGACGCTGGCCGCCCCGTAAGTTCCACTCCGCGAGTGGACCCACACCGCTGCCTGACTGCAGAAGATGGTAACTTGTGCAGCGCCGCCACCGGACCGCCAGTCTGACAAGTAGACAGGAGAGGCGCTACTTGCTCCACCAACAGGTGAAAACGTAACCGATGATTTCCCGTAAAGCTGTGATAGCGAAATTGCCCCAGATGCGACGCCCGCCAGATTGCGAACCGCTGCCTCACCCAGAGAAATGGCACTTCCAGCCGCGCGGCCGATCTCAGCCGCTACGGCACTGAGAGAGATCGCTCCAGTTGTAGGTAGCGGCATACTCGCACGTCCTCGGAATGCTTAGGAAGCCTGCACCTTCAGGCTGAAGTAAAGAACAAAGCCCTTCAGGTAGGGCAGCCCCTTCGGCATCCCGATCTCGCAGGCCGTTTCCCTGTTGATGGTCCATCCCATCCAGCGGGAGATCGCCGCTTCGATTGCAACGGTCAGGTCGAGCCCCGCGTGGATGCCGTTGTGGACGTCATCTGCGAGGTGGCGGCCGTGGCGACTGTCGAGAAAATCCCGAACCCCTTCTGGCGTGCCTTCAGTTGCCGCCAGCACCGACCGGGAGGTAATCGCCCACGCTGCATCGGCATCCGCGAAGGCGCCGCTGGTACCGTAAAAGCCCCAGGCTTCGTTGGCGGTTGGCAAGGTCGAGTTGGTCATTTGCATCGCTCCGTTTTCATGAAGCGACTACCGCTCTTATCGCGGCGACTATCCAGTCAATTCGACGGAAATCTGCGACTTTCTGCTTTTTGACCCCCGGTCCGAGTTTCGCGGTTGCGTGAATTTTGGGCCAGGCGCGGTTTCCCCTCCCGAGGCCCCAGACTTTCGATCCGCCCCCCGGGGGGCTCAGCCGATCGGCCAGCCATCGGGGCCGGTACCAACGGTACGGCGCAGCCCGAACTGCTCGGCCGTGCGTGCCTGGTGGCAGTCGGCACAGAGGCAACGGATGTTGCTGTCGTCATCGCTGCCACCCTTGGTGAGCGGAACGATGTGGTCGGGAACGGTCGCCTCACGAACAATGCCCCTGGCGGCGCAGTCCCGGCAGAGCGGTTCGGCACGTAATCGTCGCAGACGCTGCGCAACTGCCCGACGTCCCCGTTGCCGTTCAGCCATGCGCAACGCCTGAAACGAACAACGCCCGGAAGCTGGTGGGCTCCGGGCGCAGTTCTCAATCCTCTATTTCGGAAGGTCTACAGCATCTGGTAAGTCTGGTCAATGTGAAATTTAACAATACCCCAATAGATTCAGTTTGTTACTTCACTTGATAGCCAAGTGAATCTGATCACGAACTGTCGCTGCCAATGCGAAACAGGCGGCACAAGGCATCCAGACCATGACCAAGGTTGACGAGGTCCGCTGCCGACCATTTTGATGCTTCAACTTCATGGCACACCACTGCATGAACCAGGATGCTGGGCTTGCGACCAGCTGTACCAGGCGCATCGTGGTCAGCTGTCCGCAGCATCATGATTGCAGCAGCAGCGCGGCGGCGAACCTTCTCGACCAGATCCGGGTCATGGTCAGGCGCGCTACCACCGAAGATACCCTCGTTGATAAGCAGGGCTGTCACAGAGCGCGGCCGGTCCATGGGCAGGCCCATGACCGCACGATTGCGGGCCATGATTTCACCGTACATCTCGCCTGCCGCATATTGGTCTGCTGTGATCTTGCCCGAAAAGGCGACCCGGCCAAGCGCCGTGCCCAACCGGTCGTCCTTCGCCTGCCTCTCCGTCACGCCGTAATGGCGCTGCCGGGCTTCGAGCACAGTGGCCACGACTTCACGCTGGGTCTCGCCCACACGGGCAGGGACCAGCTTGCCGCAGGGGTGGCGGCGGCCCGCCTTGCGCTTACGACCGCGGGCCACGGATAATCTCCGGAATGAGCGCCGCATAGCCGATCACGTCGATCGGTCCGTCGGCATAGTTGGGATCGTGGGCGAGCCGTGCGAGCTTCAGGTCGATCATGCACAGCGCAACCTGCTGCGCCGTTACGGGCGTGCCCAGGGTGATCGACCATCGCCGGGCAATCGCCTCCATCTGGGTTTTGGGATCGCCATATGCAGCTCCGCGATCTTCTAGCACCTGCACCACGCGCTTCAGGAAACCGGCCGCGCTCACCGGACACCTCCGCGAGTCTCGATGGCCCAAAGCAGGATGGCGATGGCGTCGGCCTCGTTATCGTCGGCGGGAGCAAATCCCTTGGCCTGAACGGCCGCGATGACAGCAGCCTTGTCGGCATTGCCCTTGCCGGTGATGAACCGCTTGATCGTGCCCACCGGCACACCCTGGTAGGCGACCAGATGCTCTTCGCACCACGAGGTCAGCATTCCCAGCAGGCCGCCATAGACGTGCGCTGCATCGGTGCCGACATGCCGGCGTACCTCTTCGTAGTGGATGGCCTCGATCGGGCCGGCATCGATATCAAGCTGCTCGAGCCAGCGCCGGAAGCGGAGGTAGCGCATACCGCCGCCGTCGTAGCGGGTATGCTTCAGCGAGACTGTGCCGGTCGTGATTTGGGCATCGGGAGACTGGAGTGCCCAGCCGGTGCTGGTGCCGAGATCGAGGGCAAGAACGGCACCACAAGTGATTGTGCCACTCTGCCGGACTTGGGAACTATCGGGACAGGCTTCGGCCTGCAATTCTGCCAGGGTCATGACGACCTCCTCTTCGTGTGGGGCGGTCGGGGCGAGGCAGTGGGCCGGTGAAGGCTGGCAGCTCGCCCGGACCCGAAGCGGGTCTGGTCAGGTCGTCATTGGGGCGGACTTCTCCACCCGGAATCTTTATGAGGTTTCATGCGGTCCGATTGAAACATCGGAGCCGCCAACCCCTTGAGTAACCGAGGTAATATATAATCTTTCAATTATTATTATTTTTATAGGGGAATACCTCTCTACCTTTAAAACGCGCGCGTACGCGAGGAGATATATAAGGCTCCCCTTGAAAGATTGAACATTCCCGGTTTCCCAGATTTATCGTCTATAATCATGGTGATATGCCTCAAAATCCTGCATTTGACCAATTCCCCCCCTTTGAAGGACCACCCTTCGGTGGAATGGGTCATCCAGGTCCAGCTCGTTGGGGCTCGATAGTCTTGCCACTCGCGTCCCGCCAATTACCCGACCAGCGCGCCAGTCGGTAGACCATGGCCTGCCTGGTGGCCGAACTGCGCATGCCCGTCGTCACGTCACCGCTCTCGATCAGGGTCTGGATGATATCGTCGCGGTCCCGGGATTTGAGCCACTGCGAGCCGCGCGTCAGTTCAGACTTGGTGATGCCCTTGGCGCCGGCTGCCCGGATGAGTTCACGCAGCCGTTTCAGGTGGGCCTCGGTCTCGGTATCAGCGACATGGCGGTCCACCGCCTCCATTGCCCGCTGAGCGTAATGACGCACGAAAGCGATGGCCCAATCTGCGTCATCAATCGCGATGACGGGAGCCACCGGATCTTTGCCCACCGCCACGATCAGCGCCAGCTTCAGGGCGATCTCACCGATGCGCGCAAGGATAGCTGTAAAGGCCGTGCCCGCAGCCGCCCGCAATTCGCCGGTAAGCTCCCCGCTCAGCGCCTTGAACCGCTCGCGGGCCTCGTCGGTCATCGGCACTGTGGTGAGCACTACAGCGGTCTGCTGACCAGAGGTGGCGCCCGCCAAATTGCCGCGCTGCTGCCCGGGACCCGACGCCAGCAGCTGGAGCCCTGCGATCAGGTCCTGCGGCGGGGTGCGAAGCCCAACCGCCACGTTCTCATCGGGGTAGTCTTCGTCACTGGGCAGGATCAGGAAGCGGGCGAGCGAGCCGTCCACCACATTGGCACCCTGCAGAGCGCCCCAGAAATGCATGGGAGTCGTCGTGCCGTAGACGCATAGGCAAGGCTGGACGATGTCGCGCCGCTCATTGGTGCCGTCCCGATTGGCGTATTCCGCGCCCAGGAAAATCCCGCCGGCCGAGGTGTAGAGCTCAGTCATGTTGTCGAGGATTTCGGTAATGTGGCGTGGGCTGCGTTTGCGATCTGCGGCTGCCGACAGGAACATCCCGAACTCGTCGATCTGGAACAGGATCGCCGGCTGACGGTGCAAGGCGGTAAGCAGCCCGGCGCCGGAAGCGATCTTGTTGCCGCCGAGATGGTTCGCGAGGCCAGCCTCGAACAGCACCTCGTTGATGATCTCACGCGAATGGTTCTTGCCAGATCCGCTGTCCGCGATCCCGACCACATAGAGGTTGGAGCGCAGGTTACTCTCCGTGCGATAAAGCCGCCCCATAAGCGCGCCGATCGCGCAGAGGCTGGCGCCAAGCGACAACAGCGGCTGAGGGCGACGAGCAGTCGACAGCATGTAGTCGGTCAGCTTGCCGACCAGCCCACCCGGGATCGTGAGGTTGAAGCTGGCGGGCCCAGTCACTGCATCTGCATCTGCCGCGACGTCGAGCCGGGCCAGCAGGCCGGAAGCCGGATGGTTTTCATCATTGGGCTGGCTGCCGTCGAGAACCATGCCGGGATCTGGCTTCCAGCCGCGCTCCATGGCGAGGTGGTAGATGGACCCAGCGCCAATGCGGTCCGGGCGGAAGCTGGCCCAGGCATTGTCGGTCGTGGTCTCAACGTTCTTGGCGGCCTGGTCAGACCACGCCGTGAACAGGTCCTTGCCATCCTCTCCAAGTGCGCCCTTGATCGCCATGCCGATCCGCACCCAGCTGTCGTAATCGAGATCGCTGTTGGGCAGATGCTGGAGCGCGGCAGCGATCGCGTCTTTTGTCCCGGCCTGCGCGTGCGCCGGAGCCGCCGGGGCGCCCACAGAGACTGAGCTCAGACTGGATGGTCGCAGTTCAGTCGGGACCAGAGCCAGCGCCTCTTCCATGAATGCGGCGGCCATGTCCGCATCGATGACCGGCAGGCTTCCGAGATCGAGTTCGGACAGGCATTCCTCGGGCCAGGCGTAGGGCTGTCCGGTATCGGGGTGGTCGGCGTAAGCGACGAACTGCTGGCCCAGACACAAGACCTCCAGCGGAGCCCTGCGAATGCCGCGGAACGGAGCACTGGTGCGGTAGACCAGCAGGCGTTTCGGCGCCCTGCCGATACGCAGCGCCGGGGTGTCGCCAAGCCGGGCGCGTGCCAGCTGCTCAATCCGGAGCGCAAGGTCCGGGTCCGACAGGATGTCGATGTCGATGGCGGCCACGCCGCCACCGACAATACCTATCCCGCAATCTGGCCAGCCGGACCATGTCGAAACCTCGACTTCAGTGGTTGGCCGCTCAGCATGACGGTTCCATTCGGGGTAATCGACCCATGCGCCGCGCTGGTACCGGCCCGGCTTCTTGCCGCCGGGCGCGATGGGCAGGATGGTATAGCCGTTGGCCAGAAGGCGCGCGCCATGGCGCGTCATGAAGGACGAACTCATCAGAACGGGCACTCCGACATGTCGGCGGCGAGCTCGCGCAGGTGGTCACAGTAGCCCGTGACCAGGTGCTCGACGAAGCCTGCCCACTCGGCATCGCTGAGGGTTGCAAGGTCGGTCTTGCCGATCTTCTCGAGGAAGCGGCCGCCAGCCTCGCCGCCTTTGACCATAGCTGCCTGCTCGTTGCGGCTGGTGTCGATCATGCCCTGCCTCCGGTGACAGAGGTCCTGGCAGCCGCGGCTGCAAAGATATTTGCGGCTTTCGTCCCGGCGGGGATCGGAGACCCGGTAGTGCGGGATGAACCAGCCGAAGCCGCGGGGTTCGCGATGGCAGACGGAGCAGAGCCCGGGGTTGGCGTATGGCATGTGTCGAACCTTGCCTTGGTGATTTCGGTGTAGTTGCCGGACGGACGCACAGCGATGTGGCTGGGGCGGCGCAGACGGTGAACCAGCTGCAGAGCCGCATAGACCGAGCGCGGCACAGGAATGCCCGGCGCCCGTTCACGCCACCATGCTTCGGCCTTGGTGCGGGGGTAGCCAGTGTGCTCGAGACAGATCCACTCGTGGTGCCAGCCAAGGCCACACTGATAGGTGACCTTGAGCGAAGGGCGGCCACCCGGCTTTTCATGGCGCTGGTAGGTGACGTTGGAGACCTGCAACCATTCCGGACGCTTGGGCTTGCCTGACGACAGCACGGCGAGTGTCGACGCCGTTGGTGCCAGTTTCACCTTGCGAGCCGGGAAGATGTAACCGCAATCAGGACATTCAAGCGCGGCAGCGGCCACGATGCTGTCGCAATCCGGACAGACCTTGACCGGCGCATCACCATCGCCCGAACCCGGCCGCTTCGGCTTCACGAGATCGATCGGGCCGTGACGTTTCACGTTGCCGGCGAAGTCCAGGACGAGACAGTTGTCCTTGCCTTGCGCAAGCCGCGTACCGCGCCCTGCCATCTGGACGTAAAGCCCGGCCGACTTGGTCGGGCGAAGCATGGCGATCAGGTCCACGGCCGGGGCGTTGAAGCCGGTGGTCAGCACCCCCATTGAAGCCAGCGCGCGGATCTTGCCGGCCTTGAACTCCGCAATGATG